AACAGTATAACGGCGTAATGGGCATCACTGTAACCCATGAGGGCTATTACGACGAAAAAGGCAAACCTGTTGTGGATAAGAAGACTAAAACTGTCAAGCCTGCGCCAGATCCCGAGTGGATGTTGTTCGAAAAGTGTATGCGTGGCGATAAAAGTGATAACATCTTTAGCGCATACCCAGGTGTTCGAGAAAACGGTACTAAAAACAAAGTCGGCTTGCGAGAAGCGTTTGCCGACCGTAACTCAAAAGGTTGGGCATGGAATAATCTAATGCTCCAGCGATGGACTGATCACGAAGATGTCGAACATCGCGTTCTTGACGACTACAACCGAAATAAACTACTGTGTGATCTAAACGCACAACCAAGCGATATTAAAGACCTTATTAACGAAACAATTAACGCAGAAATTGCTAAGAACAAAAATGTTCCGCAAGTCGGTATTCGATTATTGAAGTTCTGCTCCGAATACGATTTACAAAAAATTAGCGAACAGGTTCAGAGTTACGCAGATCCCCTTAATGCAAGGTACACAGTATGAGCACGGCAAAAATTCTTATCCCTGATAAAGAATGGTTAGTTACGGAAAATAAGAACAAGTTAGGGTCAATTAGTAAAAACAAAAAAGGTTACAGTTTTCTCCGTAAAGGAAAAATTATTCCTTTTAAATCTTTAGCAGAAATCAAAGATCAACTAGGAATTGCCGTATTTGAAGATAATTTCAAAAAAGAAAAACCACAAGCATCAAATGATTATCTTATCTACGATTTTCCGTGTAGTAGCAAACCATACGAGCCAGTGTACAGTGTTAAACAAAGGTTGCCGTTGTTTGCTAAAAGCTCAAAAAGCAAAAGTCAATATTGTGCCGGTTATTATGTAATTAAATTTCGTAAGGGTTGGGTTAAAAGTTTCTGTCCAAAACTAATTACACTCGAGCGGTATTCGTACTACGGTCCGTTTAAGACTGAAAACGATTTAAAGGCTCAATTAAATACCATTAATAAAAATGAAACAACTTAATACTCTACCTATCGAAGACTTCTTAGATAAAGCCAGGATTGCTATTAAAACCGGTCAAAAATCTGTAGTGCTAACTATAAAAGAAGCTACTGATTTACAAAACAGTCTTAGTATTGTAATGACCCGTTTATCAGGTGAAATGGATCAACTGTTGTCTACTGCCCAACGCTCTTCAAATGTTGAAGTAAAAATGGATGGTGGGAAATTCTAAAAATCCTGCTAAATATATACGCACTTTAACAGGAGCGTATTACGATGAGCAGGCCTAAACCAACCGTTCTACTAGAAATAACAAACAAAAAGACCTATAAAACAGAACAAGTATTAGAGGCCGACGCCATTTGGGCTGTTTTTTATCAAGGTAAACCGATCAATTTAAAGACTAGTAGTTTTGTAGTTCATCAGCTTGGCCCAAAATATAAAAAAGTTAGTTTTTCAAATAGCGGGCATGCGTTTAACCTAGCCGAAAAACTAAACAAGACTTTTAATACTACCGACTTTGCAGTGTTTAAATTGGTTACAGGCGAGATGATAACCGATGAACCAAAAGACTGAACTTACCCGACACATACTTAAAACAATGGAGTTGGACGCTAGCGACGAGCGTGTTAGGAAAACAATTCCGACCTGGTGGTACAGTACTAGACAAAAAGAACAAGGCGGTCTTCGCCTAACGGATCAAGGATTCGAAGCTTTTCAAAAAGCTGAAATTCAAAGCTACAAAGTCAACTTTTCCGAACCTGTACACTTCACTAACCAACTAATGCTCTGGTTAGATAACTTTATAGACTGCCCATTTTATCTGCGCAACAAAGAAATCTACGTGTTTTCCGAAAAAATGGCTGTACAATTAGTGTTGTTCTCCGGCAACGTCTACAAGTACAGCGCAGCAAAAGCTCGTAGACAGTCTGTTTGACACTTTCTTAAATCTTTTGTATAATAGTTACATACTGACACACACTGTTCAGTTACTGTTTTAAATCAACTTAAGGATCATAAATGGCTGAAATTAGCACCAATCGTACCGTTAGCCCCAACGAGGCCAAACGTTCTATCCGCAAATGCGTAAAGATCAAGCGCCCGGTTTTCATGTGGGGGCCTCCGGGCATCGGTAAGTCTGACATTGTCAAGCAAATCGGCGAAGAACAAGGCCGCCAAGTTGTTGATGTTCGTCTGAGTCTGTGGGAACCTACTGACATTAAAGGTATCCCGTTCTTCAATCCGGAGCAGCACACTATGACTTGGGCTCCGCCAGCGGAACTTCCGACTGACCCAGATTCTACTGCTATTCTGTTCCTCGATGAACTTAACTCTGCTGCTCCGGCTACTCAGGCAGCTGCGTACCAGCTGATCCTTAACCGTCGCGTTGGAACTTACATCCTGCCCGATGGTGTTTCGATTGTTGCTGCCGGTAACCGAGAAGTCGACAAAGGTGTTACTTATCGTATGCCTGCTCCACTGGCTAACCGTTTCCTTCATATTGAACTGCGTCACGAGTTTGATGACTGGCTCCAGTGGGCCACTTCGAACAAGGTCCACGAACAGGTTGTTGGTTACCTAGGTTTTGCTAAACAAGATCTGTATGATTTCGATCCTAAGAGCGCAAGCCGTGCGTTTGCTACTCCTCGTTCTTGGTCGTTCGTTAGCGAGTTGCTCAAGGACGACGATCTAGATGAAGGCACTCTGACTGATCTAGTCGCAGGCGCTGTTGGCGAAGGACTAGCTGTTAAGTTTATGGCACACCGCAAGGTTGCTAAACAGATGCCTAATCCAGCCGAAATCCTTGAAGGTAAGGTTTCGAAGTGTAATATTAAAGAAATCTCTGCGATGTATTCACTGAGCATTTCTATGTGTTACGAGCTTCAAGAAGCCGACAAGAAGAAGGTTAAAAATTGGGATAACATGGCCGATAACTTCTTCCGGTTCATTATGGATAATTTCCCGACCGAGCTAGTTGTTATGGCCGCTAAGATTGCTCTAACTAACTATCATCTGCCGTTTGATAGCTCTAAGCTGTCGAACTTTGATGAGTTCCACGACAAGTTCGGAAAATACATCATCACTGCTATGGAAGGTTAAGAACAGGGCCTTAGGGCCCTGTTTATTTGATTTCTGTAGTAAGCGAATTTATAATATTACATCAACCGGAGCAAATGATGGCTAAAAACACTTCTGTTAAATCTAAGATCATCGAACCTAAAAATTTTACCGAATCCGAAAAACGTAAAATTGTCGAAAAACTAGTTACTGCTCGTATCGGTCTGTTGCTGCGCCATCCGTTCTTCGGCAACATGGCAACTAGACTGAAACTTGTTGACGCAACCGATTGGCTTTCTACCCTAGCAACTGACGGTCGCCATTTCTATTACAACAACGATTTCGTTAACCGTCTTACTCCTAAAGAATGTGAGTTCGGGTTCGCTCACGAAGTTCTACATAATGTATTCGATCATATGGGCCGACGAGAACATCGTGACCCTCAATTGAGCAATATTGCTGCTGACTTTGCAGTTAACCAGATTTGCAAAGACGAGCGTATCGGGGATTTTCCTAGCTTCATTCAAGTATTTCACGACAACAAATACCGTGGATGGAGCTACGAGCAAATTTACGAAGATATCGAACAACGTGCTACTAAAATTAACATTTCCTCACTAGGAGAATTGCTCGACGAACACCTTGACGGTGATGGCGATAGCGAAGGTAATAATAACAGCGACGGGGACGGTAACGGCTCAGGTCGTCCGCGACTCACTCCAGAAGAGCGCAAAACTATTCGAGACGAAATTAAAGAAGCAATGGTCGCTGCTGCGCAAGCAGCAGGTGCTGGCAGGATACCTGCAGGTGTGCGTCGTCTTATTTCAGACTTCACTGAACCTAAGATGGACTGGCGACAACTGCTAAGGATGAGCATCCAAAGTATCTTTAAGAGCAACTTCAGTTTCTCTCGTCCTAATCGCAAGAGTCAGCACTGTGGCGCTATTCTTCCGGGAATGATGAACGAAGAAACTATCGATGTTTCTGTAGCAATCGATATGTCCGGCAGCATTTCTAACAGTCAAGCCAACGACTTTCTCAGCGAAGTTAAAGGTATCATGGATGAGTATAAAGATTTCAAACTAGATATTTGGTGCTTTGATACACGAGTGTACAACTACGCAACTTTCGGTGGTGACAATGCTGATGAAATCTCAGAATATCAAGTCAATGGCGGCGGTGGAACTGACTTTGATGCGAACTTCCAGTTTATGAAAGACAACGATATTCGACCTAAGAAGTTTATCATGTTTACAGATATGTATCCAAACGGAAGTTGGGGCGACCCGGATTATTGCGATACGTTGTTTATCGCGCATGGGGCAAATCATCCAATTGCTCCGTATGGAACTACTGTGACTTATACAGAGTGAGATAGGTCAAACGCAGCATGTTCAATTCATCATCCACGGAAACGATAGCATCGTTTCACCGTACGGACAAACTGCCTATTACAAATAAGGCACCGATCTAAGTCTTATAAATAAAGTAGGTAGTTAATGTCTTTAAAAAGAGGTGTTGTAAACCCACTAAGTGTGTTAGGTCTTAGAAAATTAAACTTTATACCAGCACACTTTGAAAAAGTATCGATTAGTAAAATAATCGATACACAATCGCTCGATCATTGGATTAACTATAATCTAAATGGCAGATACGCAATTACCAAAGAGTTATCCTTCAGTGACAACAAGATTGTTGAAATCCTAGAAATAGGATTCGAAGATCCTAAAGAGATAACTATGCTTACATTAGGATGCCCGTACTTACACGGATAAAAGGAAATATAAAAATGGAAAATCAAGAACAAGCACAAACATCAACCCAACCAGAATTGAGTATTGCCGATCTTCAAAATCTTCGAATTGTTATCGACACCGCAGTTCGTCGAGGTGCGTTTGGCGCAAACGAGCTAAGTTCTGTTGGCGCTGTATTTGATCGACTCAACACATTTCTAAATGCTGTTGTTCCTCAAAATACACCAGCTGAAAACGATCAACCTTCAGCTCAATAATTAGGAGATTATAATGCCGTTTTTAAAACATGTCGGTAAAATGAAAAACAACGGAGCAAAAATTGCTGTTGTTTATAGAACCTTGCCAGGAGATGCGTATAGTGCTTTAGTAGTTGGTACAAACTCTCTCCAAGAAAGCTACCACGATGCTCTTATGTCGCTAATCCAAAGCGAAGGCGGTCAGTCGGCGAATGAACTAGCAGATATTATTTCAGTTAGGAAATTTCCAGACGGAAGCAACATGTTAGAATATCTACACGTTAAGGGCTATTTGAAAAAAGTTCCTACCGACGGTGTTTTAATGACGCCGACTCCGACCGACAGCATCTCTCTAGATCAGTTGAATCAAATGATGGCTGAACAACGCGGAGTCAGTGTCGACGAGCTTGCTATTACTGACGGAGTAAATCCGAATCCGAAAACTAAACGCGAAAATGAGCCCAAGGCAGACGTAAAGTCAGCAGTAGCCGAAGTCAATGAAGTACCGGAAGATCTTACTCCTACTCAGATGCGGAGCAGGGCAGATGCGTTGTTTAAGCAAGCACAAGCATTGCGTAAACAAGCCGATATGTTAGACCCTCCGAAGAGTAAGAAAAAAACAGCAGTTGTAGAAGCTGAATGATTAACTGTATTGTAGCAGTAGAACGTAACCAAGGTATCGGATTTAACGGTCAAATGCCTTGGCCGCATCTTAGCGGCGATATGAGATGGTTCCGAGCTATTACAACTAATCAAGTTGTAATAATGGGATCAATGACATATAAAAGCCTCGGAAAATCTTTACCGAATAGGATTAATGTTGTTATTAGTCGGAAACAGTCATTCGGAGACCATACATTTAACGACTTAGATTCTGCTCTAAATTTTTGCGATTTAGAGTATCCTGATAAAGAGATATTTATTATCGGCGGAAGTTCAATTTACGAACAATATCTTGATATTGTAGATCGATTTTATGTCACAGAAATAGACGCTACCTATACATGTGATAGGTTCTTTAATTTAGACTATGTGAAGGAAAACTTTACAAAAGTTACAGAATATGCTACATTTAATGAACCTATAAAGTATACAATAAAAGAATATAATCTATGACACATCCAGATCAAGTATATCTCAACACTCTTCAAGATATTTTAGATAACGGGGAAGAAAGGCCCGATCGAACAGGAGTTGGAACAATTGGGTTGTTCGGCGTCCAAATGCGATTTAATCTTCAAGACGGCTTTCCTGCTATTACAACTAAAAAACTTGCGTGGCGGGCAGTAGTCAGTGAGTTACTTTGGTTCATTGAAGGTAGTGGTGACGAGTTTCGACTAAGAGAACTTCTTCACGGAGAACGGTATAGTGATAAAAAAACAATTTGGACCGATAACGCATCTGCTCCTTACTGGGTTAATAAACGACTACAACGGCATCCAGGCGATCTCGGCAGAGTTTACGGCGTTCAATGGCGTAGATGGCGTAAACCGTTGGTTCGAATCAACAAAGTAGTACTCCAGAATCACGATCAGCTTCTAGAGCTCATTAACGGAATCAAGATGGATCCGTACAGTCGGAGGCACATTATTACAGCGTGGAATCCCGGTGAACTTGACCTAATGGCTCTTCCGCCATGCCACATGATGGCTCAATTTCATGTTAGTAATGGTCGGCTAAGTTGTCAGATGTACCAGCGTTCCATGGATGTTTTTTTAGGTTGTCCGTTTAATATTGCAAGCTACGCATTGTTCACGCATATGATTGCACAAGTGTGTAACCTAGAAGTTGGGGATTTAAT